CTGTAACTGCATCACCTATTCTTCCACAACCTTTACCGTTTATAAAAACTGTTGTAGATCCTGTTGTTATAGGTGCTTGATGACTAGGACACGGTGCACCTGGTAATAGATGGCTGTTGTTTACATCATCTTGTCTTGAAATAGGAATTCCGTTAGCATAAACATCTGGACTATGTGCCTCACGAACTGGTGTAGAACAGTGAGTTACATCTTTGTCGCCTTTTCTAGTTATTGCGGGCACGTTCTTTCTCCATTAGAGTTTGTAATCTATCATTCCACTTATCCATTTCTTCGTGCTGTTCTTCAGTATGGGGTGGTTCAGGAACTGCTGGAACAAATTTAATTACATGATCAAACTGTTCTGGAACATCTTCCCAGTTATGAACTGTAACTAATTTTCCATCTATCCTAAAAACAAACTCGTGCATACGAGTATTTAGCGGATTATTTTACTTGTAGGTTTGGAGGAGGTGTTGCTAGTCCTGTCGTACGTTCTGTATACAGTTTAGCAAAGTTATCAACTGTTTTTGTCATTACTGTGATTGCATTTTGCCCAATCTTAATTGTGCCTTCTGGATCACCTGTGAACAAAAATTGTTGTAGTCCTAGACCTTGTTGACTAGCAACAAGTGTTAATGGTGTTTTTAATTTGATATAGTTTTCTGTTTCTTCTACTAATTTACCTACTAGTTCTTCGCCTGAAGCAAGTTTAATTGTAATTACATCATTTATTTTATATGGTTGTTCTAATAGCATTATAGTGTGTGTCCTGTTCCGTTATAACCTGTATCGTCAAGGTATTTTGTAAATTGATCATAGCCACCAATCTTTTTTCCATTGATAACAATCTGTGGTACAGTTCTAGCATTAGGAAACTGTTCCATTAGTTCTTCTCTAGTGTAATCTGTGCCTAGTGATTTGTATGTATAATTGAATCCTCGTGTTTCGCATAAGTTCTTTGCCTTATCGCAAAAAGGACACATTGGTTTTCCGTATATTTCTATCATAGTTTAAATCCTGCAAATGTGTTTTCTTCGATGTCTTGTTTTACACCACCAACGATATAACTTTCAACTTCAGTTTCTTGTGGAGCAACTTGTAGGCCCGCACTTGACAACCAGTGTTGTGTCCATGGTAGTGGGTTTTGGTTTAGTGGGCGATCATAAATTGTTTTTAAGCCTAAGGCCTTTAGTCGCTTATTAGCAATAAACTCTACATAAGCATATAGTAAGTTCGCATTAAGTCCGATCATAGAACCGTCCTTAAAGAGGTAATCCGCCCAACGTTTTTCTTCCTCTACACACTCGCGCCATAGGTCGTAAACTTCTTCTTCGCACTCTTTAGCAATCTTAACAAAATCTGGATCATCATCTCCTTTTGCCCAATGCTTAAGAATGTGTGTACTCAAGTTCAAGTGTGTTGCTTCATCTCTAGCAATTAGTGAAATAATCTTTGCTGAACCTTCCATAAGTTTAAGTTCACCAAATGCAAATGTACAAGCAAATGATACATAGAAACGTAAACCTTCAAGAATGTTTACAGTCATCATTGCTTTGTACAGTGATTTTTTAACATCGTAAATGTTGCCTTTTCCGTGTTGGAAATATTGATTAGCAATATCATTAAATTCATCGTAGTGTTTGGTTACACTAATTGCACGTTCAATAATCTTTTCATCATCAAGGATAGTATCAAATACTTCACTTGGATTAGGATAAACATTTTTAACAATGTGTGTATATGAACGTGAGTGAATAGTTTCAAAAAAATCCCAAGCAATAATACAGCCTTCAAGTTCTGGATTAGAACAGTGTGGTAAGAAACTTAGGCATGGCCCACGTCCTTGCACACTATCTAGTAGTGTTTGATACTTTAGGTTTGAAGTAAAGATATGTTTCTGCTCTGGACGAAACTCTGCATAGTCGCCTCTATCCTTTTGCAGTGATACTTCTTCAGGACGCCAAAAATAACCAAGCATGGTTTGGTTAAGTTTATCATACTCTGGATACTTGAACACATCATATCTCTGTGTGTTTTGATCTGCCCCAAAGAACATATATTCTTTTGTAAAGTCAACCTTCTCGCGGTTGAATACTGTTTTGCTCATTGCTTTCTTTTGCTCTCTCTTTGCCATATACTTTTATATAGCACAGGCATCACAATGTTCATCGTCTTCCGATATGTGATCACCATTTGTGCCGTTTACTCCGTTTACTCCGTTAGTGCCATTTACATGACCATTTGTTATAGTAGCACCATTTACAGTATTGTCAACTTGTGTTTCTTCCAAACCTGCTGGTTGAACGTTATCTTCTTCACCTTTAAAGTCATAGGTATTTTGATAGTAACTTGTTTTCCAACCCATTTTATATGTAGTTAGTAAATCTTTCATCATAACACTCATTGGAACTTCGTTGTTTTCAAAATGTAATGGATTATAACTCCAGTTACCACTAATTGCTTGATCAAAGAACTTTTGCATAACTGCAACAACATTGATATAACCTTCGTTGCTTGGCATATCCCAAAGCAGTGTGTAGAAGTTTTTCAATTGACCATATTGCGGAACAACCTGTTTAAGAGGCCCTTTCTTGGACTTCTTAACGGACAAGTATGCTCGTGGTGGTTCGATACCGTTTGTTGCATTCGACACAACGGAACTGCTCTCCGATGGCATCTGTGCGGACAATGTGCTGTGTCGTAACCCGTGTGTTTTGATGTTAGATCTAAGATTCTCCCAATCATAATTATATTTTTTAACTGCAACTACTTCGTCAACATCTTTTTTATAAGTGTCAATAGGAAGTAATCCGTCAGCGTATTTTGTACGATGGAAGTAATCACATGGACCTTTCTCTTTTGCAATTTGATTTGATGACTTCAATAAGAAATACTGGAATGCTTCTGTTAAATCATGTACAAGTTTCCATGCTTCTTTGTCGCCATACTTTACCTTGTTCTTTGCAAGGTAGTGTGCAAGACCAATATAACCAACACCTAATGAACGTCGAGCCTTTGTGCTGATCTCAGCCGCCTTAACAGGATATCCTTGATATTCAATAATTTCCTCTAAAGCACGAACAGCAAGATCACATAAAGGTTCAAGTTCTTCTAAGTGATTGATCAAACCAACGTTGATTGCACTAAGAATACAAAGTGCAATTTCACCATTTTCATCATCAACGTGTTGTACAGGTTTAGTTGGTAATGTAATCTCCTGACACAAATTACTCATATACACAGTATCCTTAAAGGAAGAGTGTGTATTACAGTGATCCACGTTCATAATATAGATACGTCCTGTTTCTGCTCTCTCTTTAAGTAACGCAGAAAATAGATCCATTGCTTTCAATGTTTTCTTACGGATAGAAGTTTTACGTTCATACTTTTCATATAGTTCCGCAAACTTATCCTGATCTGAATAAAATGCTTCATACAAATCTGGTACATCGTGTGGCGAGAAAAGAGTTATGTTTCCGTTAGCCAATAACCTTTCGTACATCATTTTATTCAACTGAATTGAATAGTCTAGTTTACGTACACGATTATCTTCAGTACCTTTGTTATTTTTTAGCACTAGAATGTCTTCAATTTCTAAATGCCATAATGGGAAGTGTGTAGTTGCACTACCACCACGCACACCATTCTGTGTGCAACTTCTTACTGTGGCTTCGTAAACTTTTAGGAACGGAACAACACCTGTGTGTGCTACTTCTCCGCCTCTAATTTTTGAATTGAGTGCTCTGATTCTTCCTGAGTTGATTCCAATTCCTGCCCTTTGAGCAATGTAGTAACCGATTGCACTGTTAGAACTAAAAATAGAACTAAGAGTATCGTCCACATCAACAAGAACACAAGAGGCAAACTGACGAATAGGAGTACGCACTCCAGCCATGACAGGCGTTGGAATGTTGATCTTAAAAAGTGAGGTCGCATCATAATATTTCTTCACGTATGTTAAACGTGTCTCCTTAGGATATTCAGCAAACAGTGTTGCCGCAATCATCATATACATAAACTGTGGTGTTTCAAAAATTTCGCCACTGCTTCTGTCTTGACACAAATACTTATCAACTACCTGACGTAGACCTGCATAGGTAAAATCTTCATTACGCTCGTGCTTGATCCATGTATTCATTTTCTTTAGTTCTGTAGCAGTGTATTTTTCTTTAATGGCAGGATCATATACACCACGTTCGATATTTTTATCAATTATAGTAACTAAACTTTTATGTTCATAACGACCGTAAACTTTTTTCTGTAGATCATATAGCAACAAACGTGCCGCCGCATATTGATAGTTAGGATTTTCTAACGAAATTAAATCGTTAGCACTTCTAATTAATACATTCTGAATGTCTTCGGTTGTCATTCCGTCAACAAACTGTAAGTCCGCGTTCATTTCAATCTGCGATGCACTTACACCTGATAGATCCTTACACGCTTCTTCTACTACAAAGTGAATCTTGTCAAGATTTAATTTCTCTTTCTTGCCGTTTCTCTTTGCGATAAAAATAGGTTTGTTCATTTTGTCTCCTGCCAATTAATCTTTCTTTTTGTGTGTTCTACTATTTACAATTACTATGAAAGTTCAGTTGAATACTGGCAATGCATAGTAGACTGTAGGTTGTGTTCTTTTACCACACTTGGTTTGTAATTTAGAACGTTATCATCAACCATACAAACATTATAGTATCTTTGTTCGCTATGGTCTATAAATGTTTTTATCAAAACGATACTTGTGGATAACTTAGTACTTAACTTGGCCGTCCAACCCATCATAAGGGGTATTGCTACGGGACAAAACCGGTTTTCTTCTAATAGTTCCCAAGGCGTAGGCCACCGTTGAGAATCCCACGGATCTAAGTTTCGATCAATTACTGGCGCAGTTTTCCACAAATCAACAATGTCCTGTAAAGGATCTTTTGAATGTGTTAAATTTTCTCTAAATTCGCGCCAACGGGTAATACGTTCGTCGGTGTCGGTTTCTAAAAACATTATGCAAAGTAACTAAATGCGTATGTTAATGTTCCTGCTCCGTTGCCGATTAGGTTTTTAAACTGAACTTTAACAGTTTCACTTCCTGTGGTACTATCAAGATCATCAAGTATTGCACCAAACTCTACTCCACCGTCCGAACTTCCTGTATGACTGTATGAGTCTGTAACATTGATGTTGGAATTATCTTGAACTGTGATTGTAAGTCTACCTGCTCTTGTAGTTGCACTACCTGTAGTCTTAATTAGTTTATAGTCCATGTAAGCAATTTTTTTATCTGTAAATGGTAATTTAGTAAATGTTTTAAATGCATCTGACTCAGATAGTTCGTAAGTGTTTACTCTACCTTTAGTATAATGATAACCTTCAACGGTTGGCTTATATGGAATTTCTTCATTTGCAGTAAGATTAATTATTGAGTCTCTTTCAAATGTATCACCAATTGATTCACAAAGTGTTTCATCAAAAAGAATAACACCTGTTTGAGGATTATCTTGACCGTTCATATTGTTACCAACATCAAGAAACACATTACCTGTTGAAATATGTCCAACTGGATTCATTGTGCTTACTGGCTTGTGAACAGCAATACCGTAATCATTAATTCTATCAAATTTATTATTTCTAATAATAAAGTTTTGCGGACCTAAAGATTGTGCGCCTGACCCTGAACTAGTTCTACCTAAGTCAATACCAATATGTAAAAAGTCTAAAATACTATCTGCAATAGTAACAGTTCTTGTATCATGAATACTGTGAATAGCAATACTTAAATCTCTAAAAGTACAATTAGTAATATGTAGGTTTTCTGTTGTTGTTGCACCTAGTCCTCTTAGATCAATACCAATCTGTGAAGCATCTAGTTGTTCGTCTTTTGTCCATCTGCCTTGGAATAAACAATCATTAATAATAGTATCTGTTGTGTTATCTATTCTTACCAACGGTGCATGTGGTGTAACATTTTCTGCAACAGTTAGTGTGATACCGTGAATGTTAATGTTTCTAGGTCTTGTACCGTTTTGAATATTTTGAAATGTAACATAGTTGCCAGGTGTACTTGTACCATCAATAGTTTCGATCATACTTTTTGCTGTGTGAACACCTTCAGCAGGATCTAAATTTAATTCAATAATAGTTTTATTTTTACCATCGCCGATTATGTTAGCAAACGGTGGAATGTAAATTGTATTTGTTACTCTGTATTTTCCTGCATCAATTTTTAATGCAATTCTACTTCTTGCATCAGACTTATCAGAACTGTTAATAAACAGTTCATCAATAGCACGTTGGATCGCACTAGTGTCATCTGTAATACCATCACCTTTAGCACCAAAACTTCTAATGCTAACAATGTCATCTAATCTTTCTTGTAGTGTTCTTGTTACAGGACTGTTTACAAACTCGCCTGTTTGCTTTACTGCTTCAGTTGTACCTTTGTATGAATACTGTTGTAGCAAATCAAAGATGTTACTTTTAGATGTAAGTATCTCTGTGTTGCCTACTGCTGGTGCACCTTCACTTACTGCACCATTACCTATATATAATTTTTGTGTATCGATTGCCCAACCTAGTTCGGCGCTGGCTAACTGAGGGATTCCGTTCTGGCCCTCTTTACCTCTACGATGCTGAATTTTTGATATTTGTACAACTGCCATAATTTATTTTCCTTACTACTATTTATGATAATTGACGTAGTAGTCCTCAACACGTTTTAACCACTCATTGCACCAATGCTCAAATTCACTAGGTTCAAGGTCAAACTGTTGATATTGTAATTCTCGTGAACACATAAACACATGACCTTCATTAATATTAGTGCCGTAAACAGCATTATGAGCCATTGCATAAGCCGCCATCTGTAGATAGTAATCTTCAACCCATTCTTTTTTCTTGGGTTTATTGGTTTGTTTAAAGTCCATAATAGCAGGCTTGCCTTTGTATACACCTACTAGGTCTGTTGTGCCTGAATAAAGTTCAGGATAATATAATGCTTGTTCAATACCCCATATTTCATCTACATCTGTTAATGCACTTTCTATGATTACATCTGCCATCTTGTTTGCTTGTACATGTACTAGGTTGTTTCCAGGTTTGCGTTGTTCGCCTATAAGGAAACGTTCAAGATTGTTGTGCATTGCTGTACCAACACCTGCCGCTTCTGTTGTAATTCGCTGTGCTTCTTGTTCACCTACACGTTTTTTCCATGCGTTTAAATGCGTCATATCCTTCGTTTTACTAAGGATTGTTGTAACACTTGGTGTTTTAGTACCGTCAGGTGCTTCGTAAAGTCTTTTGCCTTGTAAATTAATCTGCTTTACTTTATGGTATTCAAATTTTTCCACATAAGGTGGTGGGGTCAGTTCATTCATTTTTATACTATCTCTTACTTTAAAATTAATTATACACTAAAAGGTATTAGGAAGTCAAGTTATGAACGACGTTTTGTTGCTCGTTTTGCCATGGTGTCCACTGCTTTATCTGGAGCAATGTCTTTACCAGCGTCGGCCTTTGGAGCCTCTGTATTAGTGTTTAATACTACTCCGTCTTTATTGAAGTTGTTCACAATTTGTTTTAGTGCAGGGTTAGTATCATATGCTGTTTTAAAGTCATCATAGTTATACATACCATGCCCCATATCAGACATTAGATTATTAATTGCTGTCCACGATAGCATAGCATAAGAATCAGATGAATCTGCTCTTTTAATTTGATTTCTGAGAAGAAGGATCAAATCACTTACAGCATCGTTTGAAAATTCAAACAGCCTCATTTCAATCTCCTACTTGCTTAGAGTTGAAAAAATTCTAGTGGATTCTGCGATTGATTTTTTCTTAGGTGTATAACTTTCACGCTTTTCTCTGCCTTCAGGTTCTGTTCCACCTGTTGCGGCATCACTTGCACCAAACTCATCATCTGCTGGCATGTCCATTGCATCGTCACCTTCTGGATCAATTGGATCAGTTGCCATTGCATCATCTGCAGGTGCTTCTGGTTCAGCACCAATAGTATCATCTGCAGGTGCTTCACCTGTAATAATACCAACACCCTTGTTTAATGTTTCACGTGAAGTTTTTAGTGTTTCGATTGTTGCTTCAAGTGCAGGACCAATTGTGTCAACAAACTGTTGTGCTTGTTCAGCACCCATTTCATCTCTAATTTGGTCTTGAATTTGTAACATACCTTCAGCACTCATTTCAGCAACGTCTTCTAAGAAAGCAGTAAACTTATCTACCATATCTTTTGAAGCCATTACTAGTGCCGCTTTGTCTTCTTCGCCTTCACGTATCACTGATTCTTGCATAGATTCTTCAGCACCTAGTGTTTTTAGTATTGGCTTAGTTCTTGTTACACCTTGCATTCCTTTATCAAGAATAGGTATAAAGAATTTTTCTAATGGACCTCTAATTGCATCTAACTCCTGTGGAGTAATAGTTTGCAGTGTTTCGTGGTCAGTAATTTTTTGAACTGCTCTACGTGCCAATCCCATTTTGCTTGGATCGTCCATCATAGATCTTAGAGCCGCCATAGCCATTGCGGAAACCACTTTAGGACTGTGTGCTTTTTCATCGTCGTCTGCTTCTGGCTCGTCTTTTGGTTCAGGTTCGCCGTCTGCATCTGTATCATCTTTGTCATCTTCTGCAAAGTCTTGTGCAACAGCAGGATCATTCATGTCAACATCTTCAATTTCGATATCTAAATCATCTTCTAGGGGATCTTCGATGTATTGATTTAGAGCAGTTTCTACAATCTTGTGAATTAGTTTGTTTTTGTGATAATTTTCATTTACTAAACTTTCGTTGAACTTGTTGCTAGTTTCAAACTTGTGTAGTTTAGCCTCAATTTTTTTGCTGTAAGACTCTAGTTGAGCCTTGCTATATTTTTCGATGTCTACTGTAATACCGTGGTCTTTGCGTAATTGCTTATTCAACCCTTCTACAGTGACCTTATTCATAAAATCAGATGTTTTCATTTGTTAATCCCCTATATGCTTTATTTATTGTCAAACAGTAATTTTTCTGCATCATCTAGAATAGTATTTACCTCTTGCTTGATAGGATTTAACGCATCATAATGATAGTCTATCCTGCTTAACACTATTTCAGAACGCACTTCGTCGCCTGCTTCTAATGCTTTCTTGCTTGTATGTTTATATATCCTAATATTTTGCAGATGATGACAATAGCGATTATCAACACCTAATATTTGGTCTATATTGCGTATTTCTTGTTTTTTGCCCAGTCTAATTGCTATGGCCATTGCGATCTTATGCACACAAATATTGCTGTAATACACTATTTTTGGGTTGTGTAGATTGGTAATATCATAAAATCCGCCACTGTTTTTCTTTACAAATACATGTAAAAACTTGATCCCACCGTTATGGGCAACAGGTAACACAAAGCCTTTAGCCTTAAGATCACTTTGAACAGATCTAAAGGTGGCTTGAAAATTGTCGACCAGTTTTTTGACGTCAGGTTTCATTCAGTTATTATAACAAATTATTTGCTATTGAGCAAGATCTTTTTTATTAAATTTAATACTATTTGGCAAACCAGGTTTTTTAATTTTTGGCTCTAGTTCTACTAGATCACCGGTTACGCCTTTAACTTTGAATTTTTCGGGTCTTGCTGGATTATCAGCATTAGGTACGTCTATTTCTTGCCCACGCATAAATTTGGCTTGATCCATTTTTTGTGAAGCATTATTACCAATTGGTGGTGTTTTATCTGTGTTGTTTTGTGCATCTGTGTTGTTTTGTGCATTAGGATCTTGTCCAGGCTTGACTGTACCAACAGTACCTTGAGGATTACCGTCTTTTGTGTCTTGTGTTCCTATACCTGTTTTATTTTGTTTCTGTAGAGCAGTTTTGGCACTTACTGCTAATGGTATACCTAGTTCGCTAATTCTCATTATCTTGCCTTCTTTGCACGTTTAATTGGTTTAGGAGTTAATGCTCCTTTGGATTTGTTTAGACCAGCAACTGTTCTCGAAATTGCACTGCCTTTCTTGGTCATCTTAGCATGCCAAGCCGCCTTCTTAGGTGCCCTTGCTCTAGTAACGGTCATCCTTTGTTTTGAATCTACTTTAACCGGAGCATGACAAGTACTAATATTAGCAACAATACGTCCTTTACGTGGACCACTCATACAACGAAACTTACGTGATTGAACACGCCCTTTGTGTGTACCGCCTTTACCGCCGCCACGTTTGTAAATTGTATCTGCTTCTAAAAGTTCTACTATCTTCATTTTCTTTTATTCAAAAACTTTAATGCTCTACTCGCAGGATTAGTTCTCTTAGTACGCTTTGCTCTCATAGCCATACGCTTACCTAACTTCTTGCGAGTGATTTTCATTCTAATCTTTTGTTGTATGTTAGGTGGAGCGAAACACTGTGCAGGATTAGACACAATACGTCCATGGCGTTTACCGCCCATGCAACGATACTTGCGAACTAGTTTCTTACCAGTTCGACCCCAAATCTGTTTCTCCGTGAGATCATCAAATAATTCTACTAACAACATGCTAGTATTTAGTTTTAAGAAAGGTTAATGAGTATGACTACGATTGTAGATAGTAGTCCTGCTACGATAGTACCTGATGTACCAATGATTACTTTGATTAATGATGAGTGTGACTTAGTCATGTCCTCATGAATGTGGCTAATTTTGTCTTCTACGCTACCAAGGCGTTTTTCTAGATGCTCGTAACGCTGTTGACACAGGTCTACGTGTGCTTCTAAATTTTCTCTTTCTAATTCTGTGGCACCTGCCATCTTTTAATCTCCGTTTATGTCCGCTCAGGACGTTAATCATGGAGCCTAGTTTGCAAGCCTAATTGTTTTGCCTATAAAACTATTTATCAAATGCTTCAAGTATTATGTTTTTATCGGTGTTACCTTTTACCTTAAATATGCTAGGTTTACTAATGGTTTCTGTTAGAGCACCTACCACAGGAACACCTTCAAAATCAGTCTTTAAAAAACCAATACGATCGCCGCCGTCGTTATATACTTCGTCACGGTCAATAGTAAATTCATATGTCCAAACCTTGTGTTCGCCCTTAAACTTGCTACCAAACTCGCCATCTATTTTTTTAGTTTCAACAGCAGGATCAGCATTTTCTTCAATCAACCCCCTAAGGTTAATGATCTGTTGTAGTGTATTAAAGTTAGCCTGTTGTGATAGTTTTACAGGGTCGCTAGAGTCATGTCTACGAACTCCTGTTTTTGTGATATCTACAAGTGTTTTGATTACTATACGCATGAATATATTTATGGGGCCTATATAGAGTGGTCATAAAAAAAGGGCGACATAAAGCCGCCCTTTTCTACTATGTATAATAGTATTAACTATTATGATGCGTCAAAAGCGTCTAAGTCTCTTTCTACAACTGTTTGTGCAGAAAGGTCAACACCATCAACTGTACCCATAGCCTGTAATCTTGCTGTTGCAGAAGCGGCAGTTACACCGTGTCCGTCAACGATAGCAAAGATCTTGCCATTTGTACTTGTAGATTTGTACATAAGTGGTTGAAACTCTTGTACGATTTGAGCAAGAGCACCGTCAACACCGTCTTTCGCCGCTAATGATGCACCAGCGTCGATTTCGATTGCTTTTAATTGTGCTACTGAATATTGAACGTCATGATCGCGTCCATCTTGGTTTACTTTAGTTATACCAGCCATTTTTAGTCTCCTTTATTTTACTCTTTAATGGCGTTCCCACGCTCAGTGGGCAACGTAAAAGTATTTAGTCTAATTTGGAAAAACTTGAGTAAATGGTTAATTTTTTGCGATTTTTGCCTTATTATGCACCTGTCTTAATAGGTTTACATAGCCTGGACCTGCTTTTACTATGTCATCTATTATTTGCATAATAGGTCTGTATGCTTGTGCAAAGCGAGGCGGAAGTGCTTGTCCTCTACTTACAATGCTTAATGCTTTATAGGCAAATGGTAAATCTTTTGTTGGAACACCTAGTAAACGTAGCATATTAATATCTTTTACATCTGCTTCAACTGGATCAGGAATACTAACCATAGGTTCTGTATCTCTTGTTCTAGCACTTTCTAAATCATAACTCATTACAAACATAGTAAAGTAATCAACTAGGTCACTGTTTCTACCTCGTGCCTTGAGAGCATTTTCTAAACGTGTTACTGTGTCTTTTCTTTCTAGGTTATTCATTCTTACATAGTTAGAAACTTTTCTTCTAATAACACTATAACTTGTAACACCGTTTTTAAGACTATTATCAATCTTCATAATATCACCAGCATCTTGTAGACTAGGTGCTTTATTATTTGTCATGTCACGTAACAAACGTTTTGCTGTTAGTGTAGGAAAATGTGTGCGTTCACGCATCAACATTGCACTCTTAGGGTCTTTTAATTTTTGTAATATTTTTTTGTCACCATCTATAATAGAAAGTAAATTGTACATGTCATTGCCACTGTTTCTGTGACTGGTCCAGTCGTTCCATTTAAGAACTTCACTTGCATAACTTTGTACAAACATTCTTGCTTTTGGATAATAACGCATTGTTTGTAGTGCTAGAAAATACAGTAACACAAGATCGCTTACGTCAGTAAACGTCATTCTCTCCATATTGTTGTTACGGATAAGTTTGCCTTCGTTTACAAAATCAAAAAACTTATAGTCACTCATTAACTAAAGTCCTTAGGTGTTGTAAAGTTTCTGTAAGAAAACTCCAGTCTATCAACAATTTTAACTGCTCCGCCTACATGATCGATGGCTACGTAGCCTTCGGGTGATCCTGCTTCGTAGCCATCTTGTGTTCTATAAAAATGTGCTATGCTTTCTACTGCGTTTAGTTTTCTAATAAAAAGATTTTTTAAGGCTGTAATTTCTTTCATAAATTCAATAATTGCACTCAAGCCTTTTCTGTTTGCATTAATAAAATTCATATTGCTTTCTATTTTTTGCATTCTGTTTTTCACTGCTGGTTTTTCTGGATCTTGATTTTTTAGTTTTGCGATTTCGCCTTGAATTCTTTCTCTATACCAATCAATAAATCCGTTTAAAAACTCTCCTGGATCACCTGCAAGTTTTTGTTGTCTAATATTTGTATTAATCCAAATTTTAAAATTAGCAATAAAAGGTTCGTTTGATTGTAGTGCTTGCCATACTGCATTAGGCACTGCTTTATAAGCGGCCATAGCGTCTGCTAAATCTTGTTTCGCTTGTGCTGTTTCTTCTGCTGTCATTAACACTGACCCAGATACATCTTTAAAAAACGCATCATCAAACCATACGTCTGGTGTGCGTTTAAGTTTACTAATATCTACATCATAGTTTGCCTCTGATGTTCCCAATGTATCGCCTACATAGTTAGTGTGAAAAATTATACCAAACTTTGCTCTACCAATGCGTTTACCAATATCACTGTCAACTGGCACTGCATAGGTAATAATCTGTGGCTTGAACACATACATCATTTGGCCGTCGATTTCTTCTTTTTTTAATGTTGTTTCATTAAACATAAAATCGCCTTGGAGTACGCCTGTAATACCTAGTTTGCCTAAATGTTCAAATGCTTCGTGTAGTTTAGATACTGCACCTGACTCACCATATAGTCTGTCAATTTCTTCGTGGCTGGTTCCTAGTTTAGGAGTTGCATTAAAAACACCTTTTGTTCCTACAAAGAACTTTTTACTTTCAGGATCGATACCAGCAATAATAGCAGGAGCACCGTCCCACTTTACTGAAACTCTAAATTTTTTGTTTGTACGTCCTTTGAGCATGTCAGCGAACATCATCATCTGCTTGATAGCATATTCAGCACCTTCTTTGCCACGGTTAAGAATTTCTTCTTCAACGTGTTCCATGTGGGTGTTTTTGCCAGCCGCTTCGTTTAGTTTAAGGACTTCTTCAATCAGCATTCTCTTTACCTTTTTTATAATTCTTTATACCACGTGCAAATTTCTGTGGGTCTGAACTTTTAATGCTATTAATAAATCGCTTTTCTAAATCATTAGCAGTATCGCTGTCAAAATTTTCACGGATCATTTTCATAACATTTATAGCAGATTCTATAACATGAACGGCTCTGCTGTCAACCACATTTTCTACCGGTGGTTTTGCTTTGAGATCGTGTAACTCCTGTAATATGCTCTTTGTCGTACGTTTCATAATAACCTCTAACAATATTTAGTGCTATTTAAGGTAAATATCTTAAACAAGAGCGGAGGGCAAAATGACTATTGTTGATTTTATAATAGAACAATTAATCACTTGGTGGCAATTTACTGTCGTTGGTGTATTAATAATTATAGGTTATGTGGCTAACTTATTTGGAGTTGACCAGGATAAACCTATTGTAAATCTAAAGTATGATGAAATGCCGTCAATGATTCCTATCAAAATACCTACAGCAGGTAAAGGTTTTTGGGGTGCAATATGGATGTGGTTAACAGGCGTTCGCACATGGGAAATTGGCAAAGATTGGCATTTTTCAGTAAATGGGGAAGACTATGTAATACCAAAAGGTTTTGTATTTGATGGTGCAAGTGTTCCTAAGTTTTTAGCATCATGGCTATCACCAGTTGGTGTCTTGCTAGTTGGCGGATTAGTACATGATTACGTTTACAAATACACTGTGCTATTAAAGTATGGTAAAAAGTCTACGTCAGAAAAAATGAATCAAAAACAAGCAGACGAGTTGTTCCGTGATATTAATATTGAACAAAACGGTTTTCACTTTTTAAACTACTTGGCTTACTGGGCATTACGCTTGGGTGGGTTTGTTGCTTGGAACGGTCATAGAAAAAGAAACTGCGACTGGAAAGATTCAATTAAGTAATCTTTAAAAAAGGATAGGCCCCGAAGGGCCTATTCTGGTTTTACATTCCTATTTGATTAGGAACAA